CAGGTGTGATTATTAAAGATTTGGTCGGCATTATCTTTGTCAAGATATCCACTCTTTGCGGCAAGAAGTTTACCGGACAGCTTACGATAAATATCAATTTTAAGGACGGCGGTATCACCCGGGTCAAAACAAATCAAGAGGAAGAGTTGACAGGATTGTCGGAGTAATATATTATTTAGTTGGTCACTCTTAGGTCCATTGTGGTTACCTGATAGTCCACTATTCGTTTTCCCTATCGGCTCGGGGTGCGAGTAGTGGACTTTTTTATTTTTAGCGGGGATAATTGATGCAGATAAGACGTTACGACATAGGCGTTATTCCAAAAGCGCAGCGAATGGACGACGGGTCGTTAAAGGCGACGGCAGTGGTCACTCGCACCGGGGTTTTTGCGTATTTGAATAAAGACGGTTCGGTTAGAAGAGAGCTCAGGTTGCCGGAGGAAGTTTTTAATACTGACTCGATGGATTCTCTTAAGATGATTCCTGTCACAAATAACCATCCCACTACCGAGAGCGGCTTCATCAGTCCCGAGAACGCTCGGGATTTTCAGATCGGTTTTACGGGTGAAAGTATAAACCATGACGATCGGCATTTGTTTGCTTCGGTGAGGATAAATACCGAGGATGGCATAAAAGCGGTAAATGCGGGCAAGCGTCAGTTTTCTTTAGGCTACTCGCTTGATCTCGAAAACAAAACCGGCACCTACATGGGTGAGCGGTACGATTGCATACAAAGAAATATCAGGTATAATCACCTCGCGCTCGTTGATCAAGCTCGAGCCGGAGAGGTCGCTTCGCTGAGGCTTGACTCTGAAGACGCGGTGATGGGCCAGAATTTATCCACATCTCTAAAAGAGGAGAATTGCATGATCAAGGTAAATCTTGACGGGCTTGAATACGACGCGGCGCCGGAAGTAAAAAAGGCGTACGATAAGGCGCTGTCTCAGGTCGAAAGTCTCGAGCAGAAAGTTCGGGAAAACCAGAAGAATCTCGATTCGGTTATGGCCGAGAGAGACACCATTAAAGAAGAGGTCGAAAAGCTTAAAAACGTAGACTCTGCGGCTAAGGTTCAGGAAGCTGTCAACGCTCGCCTTAAGTTGATCAATTCCTGCAGCAAGCATCTCGATGAGAAGGACGATCTCGCATCGATGTCCGAGCGGGAGATCAAAGAAAAAGTCATCGGTAAGGTCTCTGAGGTTAATCTCGACGAGAAGTCCGACGAGTATGTTGATGCTCGTTTTGACATGGCGCTTGAGGTTCTCAAAGATGAGAAATACAAAGTTGCCAGCGACAAAAACCACAAAGCGTTCGACTCGAAAGATGGAGAGGACGGCGAGAAAGAAAAGCGGGCGGATGCTTCGAAGGCTCGGGAAGCTTACATCGAGAGAATCAACAAGGCTCGCTCGGAAGCGCTTAAAAACTAACCGATAGCGCTCGGAAATTAATTAACTAACTTTAATACAGGAGTCCTGGAAAATGGCACAAACAAGTTACAGCGTTCAGCAGGCAGATGGTTTTGAAGGGTTGCTCGCTGATGCAAGAGAGAACACGATCGAATCGTACGCTGCGGTCGGGGCGGTCCCGTTTGGCTACGGTGTGGTCGGAGATACGGGATCGGACGACAAGGTCACGCTTCCAAGTAACGACGTAGCTACGATCGTTTGGGACGCGGATTTCGTCGCTTCAAATTCTATCGTGGTTACTGTTAATGGCGAGGCCACAAGTGGTATCGCTTTTGACACAGATCAGGCGACAACTATCGAGGCGGTTCGTGCCGCGGTTGAAGCTCTGAGCACCGTGAAATCGGCGACTCGTACCGATACCGGTGGAGACGATCGCACTTTGAGAATCGAAACCGTAGAAGACACCGAGATCACCGTAACTGAGGCGGTCACTGGTGGTGCGGGTCAAGCGGACGGCACTATTACTGAGTCGACTGATAATGCTTTCCGCGGCATTGCGGTTCATTCGCACCGGGAGCCGAGCGCTCAGAATGTTGCGCAGTTCGACGACGAGGATTCTGTGAGCACCTTGACTAAAGGTCTTATCTGGGTTCCGGTTACCGTTGCTGTTGCGGCCGACGACGATGCGTATGTTATCGGTTCGGGTTCCGATGCTGGAAAGTTCACGAATGTCTCGAGCAACAATGTTGCGACCGGCGGGAAGTTTAAGAGCTCGACCTCTGGTGCTGGCATTGCTAAGGTCGTTATCAATCTTCCATGACAATGATAATAATTTCCAATAAGGAGAATGCAGGATGAAGACTAAATTTATTCACTTGGATGCGAACGAGAGCGCGTTTTTCGAGCGTCAGTTGGAGCACGTTAAAGCGCAGACGTACGACGTTAAGTACTCGTTTCTCAAAGCAGCCTCGGGCGAAATCTTCCAGATTGACACGTCGGCCAGTAACGGTGATGAAACTATCACCTACCAGCAGTACGATCAGTTTGGCATGGCTAAAATTATTAGCGACTATGCGGACGACCTTCCGCGTTCTGATGTAAAGGGGACGGAGTTTACCGCGAAGGTCCGCAGCATTGGAGCATCGTACGGTTACAATGTTCAAGAGGTCCGCCGTGCGCAGCGTGCAGGGCTTCCGTTGCAGACCCGCAAGTCGAATGCGGCGCGTCGGGCTGTTGATTCAAAAATCGACAGAATCGCATGGTACGGGGATCCCGACCACGGGCTTTTCGGGTTGCTTAACAATCCCAACATTACCGCTCAGGCGGCTCCGGCTGGGGCTACTACTTCGAACGTGCCGTGGATCGGCGGTTCGCCTAAGAACAGCGAGGAGATTCTCGAGGACATGAATAAAATTGTCCGCGACATGATCGAATTGACTAAAGGCATGGAAGCTCCCGACACAATCCTTTTGCCCGTGAAGCAGCACGCGAAGATTCATCAGACTCGACTCGACTCGGGAACGGACACGACGATTGCGGAGTTTTTCCTTCGCAATAATCCTTCGGTCCGCAGAATCCTTTGGATTAACGAGCTCAAGGATGTGATCGATCTTCCGAGTGGCGCTTCCGGTCCTAAAGACGTTATGGTGGCGTTGGATACGAGCATGGACACGATGGCGCTTGAGATCCCACAGCCATTCGAGCAGTTCGATCCTGAGCAGCGTAATCTGGAGTTCGTGGTTAATTGTCACGCACGTTGCGGCGGGTTGACGATTTACTACCCGCTTGCGGTTTCCGTTTACGAGGGCATTTAATTATTTAAAGGCGCCGATAAAAACATGGGGCGCCTTTTTTCACCATTAACAAGGATTTGTGAAATGATTGTAAGAAGAATTAGAGCGAACGTGCTTTTTCTCGGTTCGGTTATGCTTTTGCCGGGCTTGAATGCGTTATCTCAAGAACAGGAAAAAGAGATTTTTTCTGATCCCAATTTGAAAGCCGTATTTAAGGAGCTCGTTTCCAATGGCTCGCTTGAGGTTATTGATAAGTCGGTTACTCCGGTTGACTATCCGTACGAAAAGAAGACCGTTGCAGAAATGCTCAAGCTTATACCCGGCATTTTGGACGTTAAGATGCTTAAGCTCATAGAAGAGCGGAGCAGCAGTCCTAAAGTCCTTGCGGCTGTTAAAAAGCAGCTTAAGGAGATTGAAGGGCAGCGGTTAACAACTACCGGTTCTGACTCTGAAAAGGCGCAGGACTGATTTGACGTCTAAACAGGTCATTCTGTTAAGGGAGCCCGGCATAACGGACGACGCGACGCTCGATAGTTACATCGAGCTTGCGGAGGATTGTTTGTCGGAAGAGGCGTTTTGCAATAAATACCAGAATGCAGTTGCGCTGCAGGTTCTGCACTGGTATTCTTTGTCAAACCGTTTAAGCGCAGGCGGTCCCGGGGGTTCAATCCCCGGCGCGGTCGCGTCTCTTAAAGAGGGCGACCTTCAGATTTCCTTCAGGAGCACATTCACATCGGCAGATGCCGGGGATGCGGAGCTCGCTCAGTCAAAGTATGGACTCGAGCTTTTAGCTCTCAGAAGGTCCTGTGTGTTTGCCGCAAGGAATAGACACGTATGATTCGGGCCAAGATAAAGACCGTAAAGAAGAGCTCGATTAAAAAAGAGCTGATGCGAAAAATAGGAGAGGCGGACAATCGCTCTGTTAAGGTGGGCTTTCCTTCCAATGGTGTTGTCAGGCAGGGCCGTAAGAGTAACACTAAGAAAAGCGTTGAGCAGGTGGACATAGCCCGGGTAATCGAGTACGCGGCGTATAACCATTTTGGCACTCGGGACGGGAGGATTCCTTCCCGGCCATTTATGACGACCGCTTTCACGGGGTCCAATAAGGCGGCTTTGGACAGGTTGATAAAAAAAGAGGTCTCTCTAATTATCGATCCCAAGCGCAATACCTCTGTTGAGGGCAGTCTTAGAAGGCTTGGCGTTCAGGCGGTATCGCTGATCAGAAAGTCAATAACTGACATGAGGAGCCCAGCCAATAGTCCGCGTACGAAATCGCAGAAAAAATCCGATAATCCATTGATCGATACTGGCCGGATGCGTCAGAGCGTTCAGTACGAATTGTCGAGGGACCTGTAAATGGCGATAGGGAGTTATTTTCAGATATTCAGAACCGCATTAAGCGTTCGGCGTTTTGCGGCTCCGGTTCTGGACGTTTCGACAGGGCGCTATACAGAGGGTTCAGAGAGCTCTTTTGAAATAAGCGGCAGCTATCAGCCGCTCGCAAGATCGGAGCTCGAATTCCTGCCTGAAGGCCGCCGTGAAGAGCACGCGTATAAGATCTATACGGACACGGAGCTGAGGACTCTAAAGGACGACACGAATCCGGATAAAGTTGTGATTGATGGGCAGGACTATGAGGTTTACTCTCGGTTGCCGTGGAGAAATTTCGTTATAAATCACTATAAGTTTCTGGTTATGAAAGTGAAGGAATCGTGACTCAGGCGCAGATTGAATCGGCGGTTATGGTTTGGGTGAACAGCTTGTCTCTCGGGTGCCCGGTGATTTGGCTTGACCAAAATTTCCCAAGACAGAGCTTGCCGTACGTCGGGCTTCGAATAGATAACTTGGAGATCATCCATCAAGATTTCCAGAGTAAGGTCGACGATCTTGGCGTTAGCAATATCGGGGGCGACAGGGAGTTTAGGTTAATTTTTGAGGCGTACGGTCCGGGGGCTTTCGATATAATAAGTTCCGCTGTGAATTCGTTAGAAAAATACAGCGTCAACGTTCTTTTAAACGGCGAGTCATTGGTCTATAAAGATAGCGGGCAGATCGTGGATGTTTCCGAGCTGCTCGACATGGAAACCGAGAAGCGCTACCGGTCAGAAATATTTTTCAGGTTCCGTCATCAGGACACAGATGATGTCGGTTTGATTGAGACGGTGCAGACAGAGGATTCCTACCTGGACTCTGATTTGTCCACGATCACAATCGATTTAAATACCATTACTATCGCTTAAGGAGGCGAATAAATGTCACAGTTAGATTCTATCGTACGGGTTTCGATTACTGAGAGTTCAGATACGGTCGCTCAGGCTTCGTTCGACCTGATTATGATCGTGGGGGATAATCCTACGTTTTCAGGGCGCACAAAGCTGTACGGCGCCAGTGAGCTCGACACGCTTGCTTCGGAGCTTTCCGGCGGCGCTACGGACCCAGAGTATTTAATGGCTCAGGCTATTTTTGGTCAGAATCCTCGGGTAACTCAGGTTAAAGTTGGAAAAATTGAGGGCGGGGACGCTAATCTTACAGCATCATTGACGGCCATTCAGGCGGCCGATCCTAATTGGTATGGATTTGCTACCACGACAAGAACAAAAGCAGACCAGCTGCTTGCAGCGGCTTTCTCAGAGTCCAACAAAAAATTGTACATTGCGGCCAGTGCCGAGGCTGATATTGTTGATACTACAGACGTTGCGGACACAACATCGCTGGCTGCCGAGTTCAAAGACAATGCTTACCGGCGCTCAAGTGTGGTTTATCTCTCTACGGCGGCGAGTGCTTATCCTGACGCGGCTTTACTTGGTAAGATTCTACCGTTTACCCCGGGTTCTTATACCGCTCAATTTAAGGCGCTTACCGGCGTTTCTGTTGACAATCTAACGGTTACGCAGGTGAATAATGCCAATGACAAAAATGCAAATGTCTATATCGAGATCGGCGGCAGGAATATGGTTAAAGGTGCAAAGGTCGGGTCTGGTAGTTTTATCGATACCATTGTGTTTATTGACTGGATTGAATCACGCACCAAGGAAAATGTCTTTCTTCTGTTGGCTCGAAACAAAAAACTGCCTTACACCAACATTGGAATTACTGCAATCGACAAGGAAGTGCGGGCAGTTCTAAAACGCGGGCAGGATAATGGAGGCATATCACCTACCGAGTTTGATGAAGACGGAGTGCAGATTGGCGGTTACTTCACTTCTGTACCGGCGCTTGCTGAAATTCCCAATGTGGATAAGGCTTCACGTATTTTGAGAAATGTAAAATTTACGGCTTTTCTTGCCGGTGCGATTCACGAAACGGTTATTGAGGGATTGGTAACAGTTTAATAAATAACAATTTTTGAAGGAGAATAAAGTATGCCAAGTGCAAAAACTTTTAGCCCGAAGGAAACAGCAGTAATTGTAGGATCGGCAATTATTTCGGGATTTGCTGACGGAACCTACATTGATGCAGAAAGAACATCTGACTCTTTTACAATGTCAAGCGGTGCTGATGGTCAGGTTACCCGTGTCGCCAGTGCAGATAAGTCCGGTACGATTACGCTCACGCTTGCACAGAGTTCACCGAGTAATGACGTTCTTTCGGCAATTGCTTTGAATGATGAAAACACCGGAACGGGTGTGGTTCCAATTGCGATTAAGGATAATTCTGGGACTACTACGCTTGTTGCTGCTGAGGGTTGGATTCGCAAGCCTGCAAATGTGTCTTTCTCAAAGGAAATTGAAACACGCGAGTGGGTTATTGATTGCGCTGAGGTGGAGTTTTTTGTCGGCGGCAATAACGATGCCTCAATTCTTTAAAAACAAATAAAAAACATGGGAGTTTTTTAACATGGGATTAGAAAGTACAAGTATAATAGTTGATGGTAGAAATGTTAATATTACACAAATGCCAGCAACACATTCATTCCGTTACAAAGTAAGACTTGTAAAGCTACTTGGCGGCTCAATCGGCGACTTGTTGTCAATTGAAAACGGCAAGATTAAGCCAGCAATACAAAATGAGAAGCATCTTTCGGGCGCGATAAAAAGCTTGTGCGAGAAGTTAGACCCAGACGAAATGTTAAAGCTGATTATTGATGGGTTTAGGTACACGCATGTTGACGGCAAGCACGCAGGCACCCAATCAGAGTTTGACAGTATTTTTAACAACCTTGCTTTTATGTACAAGGTATATTTTGAGACTTTGAAGTTTAATTACAAGTCTTTTTTCGATCTCGGCGGTATTGGGAATCCGGAGCACAAGCCGGAGAGCGGGGAGTAAATGCTGCCAAGATTAAAAAAGTCCTCGACCGAGTCGATCCGGATTTGCTGGAGGAGTTCTTTTTGTGGCGCTTGGTAATAAATCAATGCGCCACCTTGCAGGAGCTTGATACGCACTGGTCAATTGATGATGTAATGAGAGCAAATGCTGTTTTGGATGTCAAAGAGGAAATTGAAACTGCCATGATGCCAAAGGTGGGTAAAAATGGGCGAAGCTGATGTAAGGGTATTGTTGGATAGCATTGATGAGGTGCGTCGTAATATAAAAGATATTAAGACCGGGCAAGATAAAGTATTGGATGAGTTTGTGGAGATGGATAAACGGGTACAATCCGTAGAACAGTTCAGAGACAATGCCGCGCGCATGTTTTGGATTGTAGTAGGCGCTTTTATCACAGTAGGATTACCAACAATCATTGTTAAGGTTTTCTAAATGGCGGTAACGCTTGAAGAATTTGTAAATCAGATAAGTTTCAAGATTGACGAGCGCGGTCTTCGTCAAGCGGAAAGCCGTATTGCTCAGTTTGGGCGCAAGATGGAGGATGTAGGGAAAAAGCTTACCGTTGGTGTTTCTTTACCGCTTGCAGCATTGTCCGGTTTTTCGATCAAAGCGGCGGCCGATGCAGAAGAGACTGCCAGCAAATTTGGTGTGGTATTTGGCGAAGTAACAGATAAGGCTAATGCTATGTCACAGGAGCTAATAGAATCTTATGGCTTATCGCGTAACGAATCAAAGAAACTATTAGCCGATACAGGCGATTTACTCTCAGGCTTTGGGTTTACTGGTGAGAAGGCGCTTGAGCTTTCAGCTGATGTGCAAAAGCTTGCGGTAGACTTGGCATCGTTTACTAATGTTGCGGGCGGTTCTGAAATGGCCTCCCAAGCTCTTACCAAGGCGCTGCTGGGTGAGAGGGAGCAGGTAAAACAGCTTGGCATTGCCATTCTTGAGGAAGATGTAAAAAAGAAAATGGCAGAGCAGAGAACGCGCGGGTTGACGTTTGAGACAGAGCGGCAGGCCAAAGCTTATGCCACACTTGCCATTGCACAAGAGCAATCCAAAAATGCAATTGGGGATTTTGCGCGGACAAGTCAGAGCCTATCTAATCAAATGAAAATGTTTAACAAGTTGCTTGAAAATGTTCAAATTACGTTTGGCAGGTTGTTGATTGAGGGGTTAGAAATTGACAAGGTTTTTATCGGGCTTAATAAAACCTTAGGTCGCTTTGATAGTTGGTTAAGAAAAATAAGCCCAGCACAAAGAAGATTGGTAGCGGTATTTGTTGCGCTTGGAATTGCTGCCGGGCCGGTGCTGTTGGTATTTGGTAATCTGCTTTTGTTGTTTAAGTTATTAGGCGTTGCCATGCTACCTTTTCTTGCTGTCATGGGCAAGGTTGTTTTAATATTGGGTGCGCTATTTTTAATAATTGATGATATAATTGCGTTTCTTGAGGGGCGCGATTCCGTTATCGGTCTATGGGTCAAGTTCTGGGAAGATATGGGGGCAAGGCTCCGGCAGTTTGTGCTGGGATGGAGTGAGTTTTTTGAGGGAATAGGCGCAAAGTTGCATCAGTTTACTGAGGCGTGGTCTATGTTTTTTGAGGGTGTCGGGGCAGGTGTTTACCAGTGGGTAGAGAATGCAAAAAATACAATCGTAAATGGCTTTTTGGGTGCGTTTAATGCTGTGAAAGCAGGCGCTCAAAATTTACTTGGTGATATACCGTTAATTGGTAGGTTTTTTGAGGGTGTCGGGGCAAGTGTTCACCAGTGGGTAGAGAATGCCAAGAATACAATAATAGATGGCTTTTTGGGTGCGTTTAATGCCGTGAAAGCAGGCGCCCAAAATTTACTTGGCGATATACCGCTAATTGGTAGGTTTTTTGAGGGGGCGGGGCAGGCCGGTACAGTTCCGACAGGTAGAAATGCTGGGCTTGGCGCTGTCAGTAGTAACAGATCGGTAAATGTAAATTCTCGTATAAATGTCGGGGTACCAAACGGGACAAGCGAGGAGCAGGTAAGAGCGGTAAGAGCTGCGGCCGAAGCAGGGGCGGCGGCTTCATTCGATAAAGCGATTACTGAGGCACTAATGACTAATCCGGTGAGTGAGTAATGCCGATTACTACCTTGATAAACAGAAAAAAGCGGGCTAAAATAGGTGCTATTGCCATTGATTGTGTTATTGATGAAGTGCATAGCTACGAGAACGAGATTACACAGTTCCCGGTTGAAGATGGTTCGCAGGTTGCAGATAACCGCAGGCCATTACCGATAAGATTGAGGATGTCCGGTATATTTTCAGACACGCCGGTAAGAGTAATTGAGCAGGGAGATAGCACGCAGTTTCTTAATCGGGAAGATGGGACCGGTAAATCACAGACGCAATTCAATGAGATTTTAAAAATTGCGGGTTTTCCGACTGAAGGAAATTCCGAGGGGTTAAAAGATACCTTTGGCCTTATTACTGTTGTAACAGGATTAAGAGTGTACCAAAATATGGCTATTGCCAGTGTGAATTGGCCGAGGAGCGCACAGACGGGAAGAAGTTTAAGGTTCAATATAGACTTGGTAGAAATTAAGCAGGCAAAAATAAATTTTATTGACTTGCCGGCAGTTGCAGATATAAACAATGTTGACCCAAACATTGAGTCAAAGGCGGAATCAAAAGCAGATCAGGGCACAAACGACACGGAGGAGCCGACCGAGTCAGGGTCATTGTTGTTTCAGGGTGGTAGGAATGTTATAAAGCAGTTTTCTACCCAAGGGCTTGGGAATCCAAAGCTGGATGCTTACGTCTCACAGGTGCCGATAGGTTAATTATGCCGAGAATAATTCCATTTTTTGCAGGTTCTTTTTTTACGCAGCAAGTCCCGTTGGATGGGGTCGTTTATACACTTGATTTTCATTGGAACAATCGTGCGGAGTCGTGGACATTAACAATACGGGACGTAGAGCAAAATTTAATTCTTGCCGGTATTAGATTAGTACAGGGAATTGACATGCTTTCACAATATCAAAGTTATGAGATACCTCCCGGCGAGTTATATATATTTGATTTTAGCGGTGATTTTTCAGATATAAAGCGTGATGATTTTACCAACGATCGTGATTTAAAGTTGATTTATTTTACGGAGGCCGAAATTGGCTGAGCTGTTTGGCAGAAAAGCAAGCTTTAGTATAAGTGCGGCTGGTGCAGGCTCTTTGCTTATAGAGGGTCTGCGCATTCTGTTTGAGGTTGAAAAAAGTATTTATAGTATTACAAAAGCACCGAATACCGCAAGAGTTGAAATATACAATTTATCAAAAAACAATCGGAACAAAATCGAAGAGTTAAAAGATGTAGCAGTGCTTAGGGCTGGGTACATAAATAGCGGCACTGTTAGAACGATTTTTACCGGTTCTGTTACTGATATTGAGCATTCAAGAAATTTTCCGGATAATATTACCACTCTATTTCTTGGCGATGGCGTAGACAGGCTTAACGTTTCCTACAGCAATAGAACGTATGACAAGGGCGTTAAGTTAAAAGATATTGTAAAGGACATTACAAGCGATTTTGGCCTTGATGATTTAAATTTGAGTTTTGCAAATATTCCAGATCAGGTTTTTTCAAAGGGTTACCAAGTATCTGATTTAAGCAAAAATGCACTTGACATCTTGGCAGAGATTGGTGGCTTTGAATGGTCTGTACAGGATAGGGCTATCAAAGTGCAGCCGACGGGACAAGGCATTCGCAGGCAGGCCGTTAGCTTGTCAAAAGATACCGGTCTTATTGATTCGCCTAAAAAGATTACTTTTTCAGAAACTGGAAAATCCGAAGAAAAAGGCTGGGAGATAAGAGCATTGTTGCAGACGACAGTACAGCCGGGCGATTTGATAAAGATTGAAAGTGATGTTATTGGTTCAGGTGCTTTTTTTAAGGTCGAGGATTTGCGGCACAGTGGGGACACGCACGGACAGGATTGGAATACTACCATGAGGGTGAAAATCACATGAATGTGGCGACCAGTTCAAAATTTCAGCAATCGATTAAGCAGATTTTAGAGAATCGTGTTTCACAGATTCACACTGCTTTGCCGGGTGTGGTTCAATCTTATGATAGCTCTACTCAAATAGCGAAGGTTGCGCCGGGAGTAAAAAAAATACTGGTAAACGGTGATGAGGTCGAGCTGCCTGTTTGTACGGAGGTTCCGGTAATTATGCCGGGTTCGGGTGATGCAATTATCCATTTTCCAATTAAAAAAGGCGACCCGGTGTTACTCGTTTTTTGTCAACGGGCCATAGATGAGTTCCTGCTTAGTGGTAAAATATCAAAGCCGTCTAAAAAAAGGAAGCATGATCTTACGGACTCGGTAGCGATCCCGGGGCTGTTGACTTTTAATAATCAGGGCCTTGCCTATAACAATGAAGATTTAATTGTTAAAAAAGGCAGTTCGAAGATCGTTATTAAAGCGAATGGGGACGTTGAGATAAACGACGACAAAATCGTCATTAAAAATTTAACTGGAATTGTCGAGATAAATGGCGGAAATCTGGTGGTGCTTCCGTGAGTTTGGAATTTATTGCAAACATTAGCGCGGTATATGGCGTTGTGGGTGATGTTGCTGCGGACGATGTGCAGGCGCTTGTGGTCCCACAAACCATAATCCCTGCGAGCAAGACGTTTGCCCCTGCTGGGGTGCCTGTTTTGCACACACAGGTGGTAGTGGCGCTTTCAGGCATTGTGGCGCCGGGTGCGGACGCGACATTACCGGACCCAAACTATACGCCAAGCACGCCTTTGGTCGTTACTATTTTGCCGACATCGAATAAAGTACTTGTTGACGGGTCGTTAATCCCTATGAGAGAGAAAGACATTTCGATACCTTTAATCGCGGCGCCCATAATACCCGGCCCGCCGCCGGTCCCATATCCAGTGACGTTTCAGGTCACTATTGTAAACGGTGGGCAGCAGAAAGCCAAAGCTGAATGATCGACCTTAAATTTGACAAGATAACGCATGATCTTTCTATTGAAAGTTCCGATTTGCGGTTGGTCGAGGGGCGGGATGAGATGCTGCAGAATTTGAAGATTCGATTGTTATTTATCGGAGGCGAGTGGTTTCTGGACACCGAGGCCGGGGTTCCTTATTTTGATGAGATATGGATCAAAAATCCGGACCCTGCTTTGGTAGACGATATTTTCAAGTCGGTAATTTTGGAAACAGAAGGTATTGTAAACTTGGTAGAATTTAATTCGGAGTATGACACGTTGACGAGAAAATACACGCTTAGCTTTAAGGCGAATTCAATTTACGGACAGGTGTCGCTCGAGGAGGTAATTGCGGATGGCTGATTACGGCGTAACTGCTCAGGGTTTTGTTAGGAAACCATTGGTAGTAATAAAACAGGAGCTTGAGCAGGAGATTAGAGACCTTTTCGGGGACATCCGCACTGATCCTCAGTCGGGATTTGGGCAGCTTATAGGCGTGTTTGCAAGTCGTGAGGCTGATTGGTGGGAGCTTGCCGAGAAAACGTATAATTCAAACTTCCCTGCGAGCGCTTCAGGCGTATCTTTGGATAACGCGGTGTCACTAACGGGTACTGTTCGCACTGCTGCTCAGGCGGCTTCTCTGGTCGTTCAGATGGAAGGTGACGAGGGCGCGGTGATTCCGAGCGGCACGCAGGTTTCGGATACTGAGACTGGATTTATCTTTTCGCTGCTCACCGAAACTACAATAACAGAATCGAATTTGCACAAGGCCGTTTATACGGTCGATTCAGATACCGAGGCGAGTTATTCGATCACAATAAATGGTGTAGTGAGCACTTTTACTTTGTCTGGAGGCGAGTCGGCTACCGATATTGCTGCTGGTTTGGCTTCGGAAATTTCCAGTAATCTTTCCGGGGATGTCACGGCTACAAATGAAGGTGCCAGTGTTATCGTTGTAATAGACGATTCGGATGATGTCTCCAGTTTTTTCGAGGCGACGGCGGAGGGCACGGGTATTACTCTCACGGAAATTTGGACGCCGGGATTGTATGAATGCACGGTCACTGGTGACGTGAATGTACCGGCGGGCGGGATCGATACGATTGAGACTCCAGTTACCGGTTTTGATCAAGCGGATAATATCGCGGCTTCGTTCGGCGGGTCCGATGTATTAACAGACGATCAGTTAAGGATAAAACAGCAGAATGAATTGCAGGGCGCTAACAGCGCTACGCTACTCGCGATAAAAAGCAGGGTGCTGAATGAGGTTGACGGGGTTACCGAGGTGTTTGTTTTCCAAAACGATACCGATACTGTCGACGGCGAGGGTCGACCTCCTAATTCCATTGAGGTCGTGGTTGAGGGCGGGCTTGAATCGGAAATTGCGCAGAAGATATTTGATGTTAAATCCGCTGGGATAGAGACTTTTGGCAGTGAGGTGGAGAACGTCATCGATCCAAATGGAGACACGCAGGTCGCTAAATTCAACAGGCCGACTCCGGTTGATATTTATATGATCGTTGAAATTATTCAGAACGATGAAGAAACGCTACCGAGTAATTTTGCAAGCTTAATAGAGAATTCTGTGCTTGAAACGGGTGAGGCATTGGACATTGGAGAAGATGTAATCCTACAGCGTTTTTTTGGGCCGATTTACAGTAGCGTTTCTGGCATTGCCAGTATTACTATTAAGGCAGATACAAGTCCTGCACCAAGTGCGACAACCAACATTGCAATTGCGGCACGCGAGTTTGCTCGGTTTACCAGTGCAAATGTTACAGTAACGGACGTAACGCCATGATAACTCTGATACACGGGAAAAAGATTCGGGACGATGATGTCGGCTTGCGGCTTAATTTTCTTGAGTACGGAATCGTCGAAATTCAAGAATCAATTTTGTACATTGATAAATACGGTGATGAATGGCGCGTACCTGAAGGTGTTGTTTGTGACGGGTTCTCAATCCCGCGTATCACATGGTCGTTGGTAGGGCATCCGTTCTACGCTCGGTCACTGATTCCGGCGGTAGTGCATGATCACTACTGTGTGATTAAAACAAGATCGCACCGGCGAACGCACAAAGTTTTTCACGAAATTATGAAAGATGTTGGAGAAAAAAGAATCCGGCGTTTTGTTTATTATAGAGCGGTTAAAATGTTCGGGCCGCGATGGAAAGGAAAATAAGACATGACAGTTTTTGAGAGAATCGACCGTCGGGAGCGTAACATAAATAGTGTTCTCGGCACAATTATTTTACTCGCCGAAGGCGTAAAATCATTCTCGGAGTGCGCCGCTATTGCACAACCGGCGATCGAGCCGGAAGAGCAAGCTCAGCTTACCGAAATGCTGAGTATTATTACCGCTGAAACTGACAAAGGGGCGAGAGGTTTCCAGTACATAAAAATGTACTCTATGATGAACCTGTACGAGCAGAAAAAGTTGTCGGTTAGGGACTTTGAGAATGTTTTCGGGTTGACTCCTTGCGATTACGAATCGCCATACGTCCCTAATAACTCGGTAGGTATTTAAAGATGCCTTTCGAATCGAAGATCATAGCCAAGAATATGAACAACACGGACGCTACGCTGGATTTCACTTCCAGCGGGTTCGGTACACCGGACGCTGCTATTATCTTCATTTCGCGAGTTATGTATGACGATGGACGTGTCGAAGATCATCATCAACAGAGTATTTCTTTGTGGGACGGTACGCGCGTTAGATGCGTCAGTATCTGGGACGAGGATGGTCAAGCAACCACGGACGCGGTCACGTCAGCGTCAAATAGCGCTGTGATTATGAATTCGGATTTCGGGGGGGTTTCTCAGCATGCGGTTAGTAACATTACGGACGGCATAAGGCTCACTGAAGCGTCTAACAACATTGTCGATCTGTCTGTTACTGTTGTTCTACTGAAAGGCGTTTCAAACGTACGGGTAGACGATTTTACACCAAACGCTACCGCAGGGGGCACGGTTTCCGTTACCGATCCGGCGTTCGATCCCGACTGGATAATGTTCCTCAATCCTTGCGGAATGAATTTTTCGAGCGGGGTTTCCGGAAAGCGTAACGACGCTACGTTTGCAGTCGCGCATGTTGTAAAAGACGGCGCGGGATTCGACGCAGTTAGTAATACATGGGCAAGTGAAGACGGCGTGTCTACATCTAATCTGGTGGGCGCTATTTACGACAATGGCGTCATAACAGAAAACGTTCTCGGAGCGCAGGAGTTAGAATTCACATCGTTTGACGCGAACGGTTTTACAGTAGAAAGCGTTACAAGCGACGCCGGTGCTCGCGCGGTGGCTTATCTTGCTGTTAAATTTGACACGGGCGACGTTGCGAAAATTTCAAAAAACGCGATCCCTTCTTCGGCTCAGACGAGTTTCTATCCGACGTCGGGCGTCAATCCTAACACGCTAATTTTACAGCAGAGCAGAATCGGTTCGGCTGTGTACAATTCCCTGCGTTCCGGCGGAATTATCGAAACTAACGGCCATTTTCTGGCAGACGATACGATTACGCAGATCTCAACCGGTGGCGGTTCCGAGCATAACGTAGTCACGTCGGTAACGATAGATTATTCAGAAAATGGTGGTTTTGTTATGTATCAACCGTCGGGAGCAGGGGCTATTGCCGAAGGTGTTTTACAGTCGCTGGACACCGAAGGTTTTACGATTTTGTGGACGACTCCGTCGACTTTACCGGCGTTTACTTTTGTCGGCGTAGCAATAGGTCCGGAAGCGGTCGCTGTGGTTACTGGCGAAAAACCATTATATCGCGGCATAGATCGCGGCATCAACAGAGGAGTGGTATCATGAAGGGTGAATTTGTTTTTCAAAAGGGCGTCGGGAAGACGATTGTGTTTCCGTTGATTGCGGATGGTTCGGACGCTTATTACACAGGTTCGTTAGCATCCTTGAGCATCGATGCATACAAATACGGTCAGGCAAACGCGCCGGTTTCTATTACTATATCCAGTACGGTTAGTCAGCTTGGTAGTACCGGTCTTTTTTACGTCACGATCTCGAATAGCGAAACCGACATCGGCGACGCTTACGAGTATATCGTTATAAAAATCAGCGATGGCGCAAGCGGATTCAAAGAGCAGACGGTTATCCTATCGT